AACTAAAAATATGACAGGATTGCTTGTTGGAAGCTATGTACATTTTGAAGAAATCGGACATTCCACAGACTATTACAACGCAGGAGCGAAGTTTATGGTAACCTCTATAGATCCCGAAACTAAAAGTTTCACATTATCTGCAAAGATTGATCCAGATATGTCAAAAAAAGTGAGATGGGCTCTGGCAAAAGACGATGTTACTCCAAAGGATATCTTTCGGTTGACCCAAGGAGATGCAAAAGACCGATCGATTGTTGCAAAATATTGTATTCAGGATTGTAACTTGGTTCAATACCTGTTAAACAAAGTTGATGCCATCACGGGTCTTGTAGAGATGGCAAATATTTGCAGTGTGCCAATAAGTTTCCTTATCTTAAGGGGGCAGGGCATTAAACTAACAAGTTATGTCGGCAAAAAGTGTCGCGAAAATGGAACTCTTATTCCAGATATTGCAAAAAAACTGAACGACGATGGTTATGAAGGAGCAATTGTTCTTGATCCGAAGAGTGATTTATATCTAGATAATCCTGTTGCATGCGTAGACTATGCGTCACTGTATCCGTCGTCGATGATTAGTGAAAACTTATCACATGATAGTAAGGTGTGGACAAAGGAATATGATCTAGACGGTAAACTAGTTATGGTAACTGGCGAAACCAGTGAAAGTGATAAGTCTACGTTTATTTACGACAATCTTCCAGGATACGAATATGTGGATGTGACCTATGATACATACAAGTATGTCAAAAAGAACCCCAGCTCTGCAGCAGTGAAGGTAAAAAAAGGATACAAGATATGCAGATTTGCACAGTTCCCCGAAGGAAAGGGAATTATGCCATCAATTCTACAAGAGTTGTTGAAAGCTCGTAAGTCAACCCGTAAACTTATTCCTCAACAAACAGATGACTTTATGAAGAATGTGCTTGACAAGCGTCAGCTTGCGTATAAGGTTACTGCTAATTCTTTGTATGGACAATGTGGTGCGAAAACAAGCACATTTTATGAAAAAGATATCGCAGCATCAACGACTGCAATTGGCAGAAAGTTGCTAACTTATGCAAAGCGTCTTATTGAAGAAGTTTATGGTGATGCTGTAATGGATACCATGAAGTACGGCAAGGTTCGCACCAAAGCAGAGTATGTGTACGGGGACACTGATTCTGTATTCTTTACATTCAATCTTGAAGAGTTAGACGGAACACCCATTCGTGGAAAAAAGGCATTAGAGCTGACAATTGAACTTGCAAAGAAGGCAGGTGAAATGGCAACCAAGTTCTTAAAGAAGCCACACGATTTGGAGTATGAAAAGACGTTTATGCCATTCTGTCTTTTAAGCAAGAAGCGGTATGTGGGCATGTTGTATGAAGAAGATCCAAATAACGGTAACCGCAAAGAGATGGGAATTGTATTAAAGCGGCGAGATAATGCACCTATTGTAAAGGATATATATGGCGGCATCATTGACATTCTTATGAAGGAACAAGACATAAAGAAGGCAATCGATTTCCTCCAGTCATCGATCCAAAATCTAGTGGATGAAAAGTATTCCATGGACAAGTTAATCATAAGTAAGTCTATTCGATCAGATTATAAAAATCCTCAGCAGATCGCACATAAGGTTCTCGCGGACAGGATCACTGCTCGAGATCCTGGAAACAAACCTGCGTCGGGAGATCGCATTCCATATGTATATATCCACAATCCTAAAAAGACGGCTCTTCAAGGAGATAAAATAGAAACACCCACATTTATTGTCGAGAATAAGATAAAGATTGACTACGCGTTTTATATTACAAATCAAGTAATGAAACCAGTGCAGCAAGTGTTTGCTCTCGTTCTAGAAAAGATATGGCAGATGCAAGGAAAATCAAGCAAGATTGCAAGATTTAAAAGTGATATTAAAAAGTTGGAAAGAGATACTGATCCAGCAAAGTTTGAAGACAAATTAGAGTCACTGAAAAATAAAGAAGTGAAGGCTCTTCTGTTTGACAAATATATTAACAAAGCAAACATTCAAAAACAGGGTATGCGAGAGTTGTCATCCTTCTTTGGAAAGTAGTTAGATAGCTGTGCGTGACAATGTATGCGACAATAGTGTAAATGATGTATTTTTTTTACACAATAAAATACATGATTTGAATATTTATAAATAATATAGACATAACTCGTTTATATTATGTAAAGATGAGTGAAGACAAAATCAAGATTTATCATATAACATCTGACTGTAAAAAGTCCACGTATCAAACAGAACAATGGAATAATACATTATCTAATGGAAAACATGTTTGTTTTGAAATAACAAATTACTTTTATTGGGGCACATTTGAAATTGAATTAAGAGCCAAGGAAAAAGAAGAAATATTGAAAAAAAATAGTATTATATTGAATGATTATGCGGGGATGTCGGTAGAAAGTTTAGATGATGGATGTGATTGTTCAAATAAAATTTGCAATAAAGAGAGTTTTACATCAGAAGAATTGAAAGAAATACATCGACTTCTTTATTTAGACCCAGACGACGAAGACTCTTACACAAATGACTGCGACGATGATGTCGATGAAGATGTATTAGAACAAAATGGGTGGTCAATGGACGATACGCTTTATGGGATCAATAGTAGCTGTGAACTGGAGTGTATAAGCGGTGATGATGAAGCTGCAGTTCCCGTTGTAGATATGTTCTGCATGTAAATGTCCAAAGGTGTACACCTAAAATAGCTATTATTTTGATACGTTTTCACTATTATCGGGCTCTTTGACTGCTATTTGAGTTTCAGTTGGATTGGATAGATTTTCAAACTTTGTTTCAAGTTCTACTATCTTGTCGGTGAGTTGAGTTACTTTTTTAGACAACATATTTGTTTTATTTCTAAACACAATAACCATATCATGTAAGTGTTTAATTTCACGTTTGTTGCTGTCAGTTGTTGGTGCACTGGTGGGTTCACTGGTGGGTGCGTTTTTAACTAACATAACTGGAACGTCTTCATTATTTGAGTTTTTTTTCATCACAACAGAATTATTTGAATTACTCTCGTTACTAATTAGGTCATTTTTGTTTGTATGTTTATCTTTGTTTGGGTGAGGAGGAGGGCGATCAAATATAGTTGGTTCAGGTATAAGACCCTTGGGTGGATCTTTCAAGTTTAACCATTTCAATGCTTTCGTTGGATCAGCGGCTGTTTTTTCCGAAATTTCTACCTCTTGGGTTTTTCTTTCCTCGCTGGTATTTGTAATCTGTTGAGTAAGTTCAACATCTTTAATAGGTGCGTCTCTCTTCTTCTCTGAAAAATCAATACCTTCGGGTACCTCAGTCTTTCTATATACATCAAAATCGGTTTGTATTTTTTGATATCTATTTTCAAACTCGCTTAGTCGTTCATTTTTAATTTCTTCGATAGTGATAGCATTTTTTCCTAGATCAGAACTACTATCAATGGATAATTTTGCAGCAGATACATCGTTACCTCCTTGATTGATATTATCGTTATTCGCACGGCTATCATCTAGATTGGGAGACTGAAATCCTTTTATAAAATAACCTATAAACTTTTTATTGAAGTTGACAATATTTGATGTGTTGTAAATATTATCTTCCACAAATATGCGAACATGCTCAAGATAGTATGATCTTAATTTTTGTTTACCTTCGTTGCCATTTGTTTCTATACTTGTTTTAAATGCTGGATTATTAACAATTATATTCCATACTAATTCTATATTGGCTTCCTTTACAAACGCGTTTGTTGTTTTATTGTTTGATATCATATCTATTACTGTTGTCATAATATAGTATATAATTTATATAATTTATTATATATTACTCATAGATGCATTTATATATTATTACAACGATTCATTAAAATACACCTTTCGAAACTTTTGAACACATTTATCTGTTATAACACGCGTTTTAAAATACTCTGCGGTGTGTTTATCCTCTAACATATGAATAAGAAAGTATAATGAATAAACACCGCATTCTGTGTCATCCATCTGGTGTTCATGTGGATGGTTCTCATCATAGCTAAAGTTTACCTGTTCTTTGTCTGGTAGATGAAGGCCTTGTCGCTTTATCATATCAACAAACTTTTTGATTTGTTTCGGGATTGTCTTTCCAACACTATCAAAAAAGAACATCGTTTGCTTTTTAATATTTATGAAAAGAGAGACCCAATGTGACCCACCCTTGTAATGGGGATCTAGATTGAAAATAACCCCCACCTTTGTTTTCCCTCGTTTTATTTGATCACTTAAATCAAAGTGGCATAGTTCTTCCCACACACACTCTCCGTACATTTTATGGGTATCATAGTCAATGGGTGATGGTCCTATAAACTCGAAGCATTTATATTTTTTTTCATATTGTTTCATTACGGAAATTATATCATTACTAGATAGCCATTCGGTCGGGTTCTTTTTCCACTTTTCAGGAGACGCAGGAGCAAAAGCTACACTAAGTTCGTTACCAAGTCCTTTCTTTGCAAACTTTTGCTTTAACCAACACGATTCTTTATTACATACATTTTGTAGTTTCTTTTTCAGTTGGCTCCATGTCTTTTTAATATTTCCATTCTTAATTACATTATCTGGGTGACGCTTATTCCATAGTGTTTTAAGTTTACATATCGATTCGTCTCTTATACATGTATACTTTTTACTGTTTCCCCCTGGGCCACATTGTAACTTTTTCAGAGTTTTAGATTTTGACGAACGCGATCTTTTCTTGGATTTTGATTGAGAGTTATTTTTCTTATTTTTTCTAGTCCTTGCCATTATACTACAAAAAGATTTTCTTTTGTAGTTCAATAATACCTAACCTACTATACTTTTGATGAATAATTATATATCACTATCTTTTATATCTTGTCTGGTATGATTATTAAATACTCCTTTACTAGTATTTGTCATATTTGGATTAAACATATTAAATCTCTCTTCATTGAAAAGTAAAGGGTGTGATTGAACATCCGGTTTTGCTTCGTGGGCAAATGATCTTAATGTATATAAATCACTTGAGCTTCCTGGCACGTATGTTGCTTGGGGACATGATTGTAATGCAAAAAACTGATTTCTCATATCAGACTCAACATCAATGTTTCCTGAAAATCCGCTCCATGGAGCATTCGCATTCGCAGGAAAAAAAGTTGAATGTGGGCTATACTGGGGGACTTTTTGTAATGGAACAGTGCTTGAGGGGGGTGCTGTGCTAGTCATAAGTTTTGTGAACTTTGTTTGAGTTGGTCGAAGAGAGAAATAAGGTTGAAGCGTATTAGATGGAAGATTTCGATCATATACTCTCTCATTTGTCTGATTGTTTATTTCAGAAACAGTTTGAGTGTTCTCTGTATTCATATTAGTCTATATACATATTATATATATTTTTACAAGAGATTGTTACATAAAATAATAATCATTCACCTATACAATATTAAAGGGTTCACGTAATGTACTTTATACTCGCAATATACATGTGTGGCATCTTTTGTATTTTGAATAACAGCGATACTCCTGAATATGTTTCTGGCAATGATGAAACGATTAGGACGACAATGAGCAGTCAGACACGAATAGATGAACATATTATTCAATGTTCATTTAAAAAAGGCCAAGGTCGGGGGCCAGAAATGTCTAAACTGCTCAATGTTGACGAGAATGTT